GTTACTGTTCTAACCGAAGTACCAGCAGTTAATGGTCAAGGTGGTTACAAAAAGGGTGGTTTGGCTTCTAGCGGAATCATCAATACTGAAGACCAGGGCGGTGAGTATCGCAATACAAAGATGCATACAGCTAAACCTGATCACTCCCCGGCTAAAACTGGTGATGTGAAGAACGGCAATGGCGGTGGTTACAAAACTGGTGGCGTAGCTAAATCTAACGCAGGTGGCTACAAGAAGGGTGGTGCCTTAAAAAAGTTTGCTGACGGTGGGGCCGTGCAGGATGATGGTCGTGCCGTCAAGATGCCACAAGGAGCTAAAAAACCTTCTAGCCCAGTAAGCATTAACCAGTTATCTGGCACCTTTAAAAAGGGTGGAAAGGTAACTGCTGGAGAAAGTAAGTTGCTTAAAGCAAATAAAGCTGAGAATGCTTCAGCCATGAAATCTGCCAAGTCAGTAAAGCTTGATCAATACAGCAAGTATCAAAAGCCTGTAAAGAAGATGGCTGATGGCGGTGATCCTAATCGTGCTGCATGGGAAGCTGATGAGCGCAAATTTAACGAAGGACTTCGTTCTGACGTTGAAGATGCTTTGACTTATCCGCTTCGCAAAGGTAAAGAGCTATTTGACAAAGTAAAAGGCAGTAGTTTCGTAAAAGAAGCTGGCGACTTTGCTGATGAATATGGCGATTTGTACATGAAAGGCTTGGGCTTACGTTCGCAAAATGCGCCCGGCCCTCGTGTTACCAAAACCAAGCAATCGGTTACGGTATCTAAAAAGCGTGGCGGTAGTGCTTGTTAAATGAGTAGGGGGTTCGCCCCCTACTTTTAATTGGGGATTGATATGGGTACTTATTCTTCAGCGACTCGTCAGGGCGCGTATGAACCGTTTGAATTGCAAGTGTCGCGTGGTCAGGTTGATGGGCACTCATCGTTAAACATTTTTGGCAATACCACCACTCTTGGTAGTACAGCTTATGGCCCTTTGTGGGAAGGTTTGACTGCAGCGGGTGGCGCTTACGCTTACCCGGCCTCTGCTGTCGTGATGACATTGTCTAGTTCTTCTGCCTCTGACACAGCCGTCACCATTCGCGTGGAAGGACTTGGCGCTGGGTATGTTGAGCAATACGAAGATGTGGCGCTCAACGGTACGACTGGAGTCAACACCACCAAGACTTTCCTGCGAATCAACCGCATGGATACTTGTGCTGGCAACGCTGTTGGCACAGTATCAGCCATCAATGGCGGTGTCACATACGCCAAGATGACGGCTGGTAACGGCGTGACCCAGATGTCCTTGTACACCGTGCCTGCTGGCTACACGTTCTACCAGACCTATTATCAAGCAGACACCAACACTTCCGCGACGAGTGGTGCTTACGTCAGGTTGCGTACATATCAAGTTCATCAAGAAAGAAGTGGTAATGTTGTGACGGCTGAACTGCAAACTGCTTTTGTGCAGCAACTTGCAATTCCTCTTCAGTTCCCCGTGGCTTACCCAGAGAAGCACGACATCCAATGGCAACTGCTTGGTGCCGGTGGTGCTGGCGCGGTGGCCAATATTTATGTTGGTGGCGTTCTGATCAAGAACCCGGACTAATCATGCCCGCCAAGTCGCAAGCCCAGTTTCGTCTGATGAAGGCGATGGAGCATGATCCGAAGGTTGCCAAGAAGTTTGGCATGAGTTCGGACAAGGCAGCGGAATACACGCATTCAAACGTGAAGGGGAAGGCGTATGGAAAGCTCCCAGAACGAAAAGCCGAAGGTGGACTGTACGCAAACATCCACGCCAAGCGAGAGCGGATTGCTGAAGGCTCTGGTGAGAAAATGCGACGAGTTGGCAGCAAAGGCGCGCCAACTGCTGAAGCCTTCCGAGAGTCAGCCAAAACCGCCAAAATGAAGGATGGCGGGCCTAGCCTTGCGATTGGCAGGGGTGAGAAGCTTCCGGCTGATCAAGGCGCAGGATTGACGGCTAAGGGCAGGGCCAAATACAACCGGGAAACTGGTTCAAACCTGAAGGCTCCGCAACCTGAAGGTGGCAAGCGCAGGGATTCGTTTTGTGCGAGGATGGGGCCGGTTGCAGAGAAAAGCGAGCGTGGAAGCAGGGCGCGAGCTTCAATGAAACGGTGGAATTGTCCGGGGTGGTAGATGGCTTATTCAGGCACAGTTGGAACGACCGTTGTTACTGTTCAAGACCTGATTGACAGCGGTGCGCGTCGGGCTGGAAAGCTTGCCGAGGAATTGACTTCGGAGCAGCTTCAATCTGCCAAGCGTTGCCTGTTCTATGTGCTTTCAAACCTGATCAACATTGGCATCCAGTATTGGGCCATTGACAAGAAGGTTTTCGGGCTTCAGGCAGACAATTACATCTATGAGCTTCCTGTAGGCTCAAACGACGTTTTGAACGCTTTGTATCGGCGTATGAATCGTCCTGATGGTTCGTATAGCACAAGCGCAGGCGGGACGGTTTCTAATGCGTTTGACAGCAATGTCGATACGATTTGTACGCAGACTTCTTCTAATGGCAACATTTCTGTTAATTACGGCACTGATAATCCTGTCTATATTGGTTCAATAGGCGTACTGCCGGGGGTCAGCGGATCGTTCAATATTGTCTTTGAATGGTCGAATGATGGGATTACTTGGACGGAATTGTATGCTCCGGGCGTTACTGCTTGGGTTGATGGTGAATGGTTGTGGTATGACATCAATCCGGGGGTAACGGCGCAGTTTTATCGGATGCGGGAGACTGGCGGGGGTACGTTGAGCGTTCGTGAATTGTATTTCGGCAACAACTCGACCGAAATCACGATGGCTCGTTTGAACCGTGATGATTACACGAACCTGCCAAACAAGAATTTCACTGCAAATCAGCCGTTTCAGTTTTGGTTTGATCGTAATATCCCTCAGCCTAAAATTTACTTGTGGCCTGTGCCGTCTGATCCGTTCGTTCAGATGACGGTTTGGTATTCACGGCAGGTGATGGATGTAGGCGAACTGTACGGTGAGCTAGAAATCCCGCAGCGGTGGTATCTTGCGATTCAGAACCTGCTGGCTCATCAGATGGCACTAGAGCTTCCCGGCATTGATATGGCAAGGATTCAGTACCTTGAGGGTCAAGCCGAGAAATATCTGAACATCGTCGAGCAGGAAGAACGGGATCGAGGCCCGATTTACTTTGCGGCGAATATTGCCCCGTACACGAGATAATCATGCCGATATTTCTTGACACTACTGGGCTTTCTGATATTGCGATTGCGGTATGCGACCGCTGCAAAATGAAACGCGCTCATGCCTCGTTGAGGGCTGATCCTAATTTCCCCGGATTGCAAGTATGTGATCAAGGTTGTGCTGACGAATTCGACCCGTACAGGCTTCCTGCAAGAAAGACCGAGAGGATTACGATTCGGTTTCCCCGGCCTGATCTGCCTCTTACAGATTTGGATGGGCCTACAATTCCGTATGGTGGGTTGTATGGCAATTAAAGAGGGAAATCATGGCGCAGTCCGGTTACACCCCGATTCAGATTTACTACAGCACGACAGCTAGTGCCCAACCGTCAGCCGGTAATTTGGTTGACGGGGAGTTGGCACTCAATATCCGTGATAAAAAGATGTACGCCAAGGATTACCTGGGCAATGTCTTCTTATTGGCGTCAAACGCAGGCAGTTCGGCTACCGTTTCCAGTGTTGATGTATCGGGTGGTACGACGGGGCTTACGACCTCTGGCGGGCCTGTAACGTCTTCTGGCGTCATTACGATTGGCGGGACGCTTGCCGTTACGAATGGCGGTACAGGGGCCACAACAGATTCTGGCGCAAGAACGAATCTTGGTTTGGGTTCGATTGCAACGCAGAACTCCAACAGCGTTTCGATTACTGGCGGGACGGTGTCAAACGTCACGATCAGCGGTTCTACGCTGAACGCTTCGCTCAATACGCTGACGAACATCCCAAATTCTGCTTTGACCAATAGCGCAATTACTATTGGTACGGACAGTGTTTCGCTGGGTACTTCGATCACCTCTTTTAATGGGGTGACAATCAACGGAAGCCTGAATACGTTCAGCAACATTCCGAATTCTGCGCTGACCAATAGTTCGATTACGATTGGCTCGACCAATGTTGCGCTTGGAGCAACGAGCCTGACGTTGGCGGGGCTTACCAGCGTTACGGTGACGCAAGACCCAACCGCAGGGCTTCAGCTTGCCACCAAGCAGTACGTTGACAACGTTTCCGGTACTGGCATTCACATTCATACAGCAGTTGTTGTTCGTTCTACGACGAATCTGACTGCGACGTATGCGAATGGCGGCACGACGCCGACGGTGACGACGATCACTACCAATGACACGCTGACGACCTCTGTAGCGCATGGATTGAGTGTCGGCGCTTTGATTGTGTTCAACAGCACAACAAACGGTCTGACGGCAGGAACGGCGTACTTTGTGCAGTCGGTGCCTGCTGCCGATCAGATGACGCTGTCGCTGAGTTATTTGGGCGCAAAGATCACGACGTTGACCAACGGTACGGGTCTGACGATCACCAGCAGGGCTAATTCCGGTGTCGGGGCTACGCTGACGAATGCCGGGGTGCAAGCGGCTATTTCGATTGATGGAGTGAGCCTTGCCCTGAATGATCGGGTTTTGATCGGCGGGCAGACCAACGCTTTTGAGAACGGCATCTACACGGTTACGACGGTTGGTTCTGGTGCAACTAATTGGGTGTTGACCCGAGCAACAACAGAAAACACTTATGCACCGAATAGCCCGAATGGTCTGGGTGAAGGCGATTACTTTTATGTTTCTTCTGGGACAACTGGTGCCAGTTCGTCTTATGTTTTGACGACAGCCGGAAATATCATATTTGGCACGACCAATCTTACGTTTACGCAATTCAGTAGTTCACAGATTTATTCCGCTGGCACAGGTCTGACGCTTACCGGAACGCAATTCAGCATCACCAATACCGGCGTTTCAGCGGCAACATATGGAACAACGTCTTCTGTTCCTGTGATTGCGATCAATGCTCAAGGCCAGATTACTTCAGCGTCTAATTCCAGTATTGCCATTTCAGCTACGCAAGTCACAAGCGGAACTCTTGATCCTGCGCGTATTAGCGGTTCGTATACCGGGATTACCGGAGTTGGAACGCTGACTGCCGGTACATGGAATGCTTCGATTATTGACCCTGCATATGGTGGAACGGGAGTCAATAACAGTGGCAACACAATCACCATAGGCGAAGACATTGTATTTTCCGGTGCCTATACGTTTACTGCTACGTTGACCGGAACGATTTGCCATGTTTTAGAACCCAAAGTTTTTGGCAA